GATCTTCATAGCCGCTTCATCAAACTGCACTCCGGCAAGGGCGACTTCCTGATTGACGGCCTCTGTCTGTGTCTTAGCCATGGTCAAAGCCGTTTCTGCCTCCAACTTCTGAGCCTGCGCCTGAGCTTTAATTAATTCAGGATCGGCCGGAGCTGGTTGGGCGGCCGCGGGCGCTTTCTCTTTGATAAGTTCCTGCATGACATCTTTGAACGTCGGATATTCGCCCGACTCTATGGCCTTCTGCAGTTTCTTGGGATCTGCTTCGGCAATGCCTTTGATGTATTCCAGTATTTCAGGAGGCATCCCTACCTTTTCTAATTCTGCGTATAATGCGCCCAGCGGTCCCGCCTGCATGCGTTTAATGATCTTATCGCGGTTCGGGTATTCCAGCCTTTCGAGTAATTCTTCCTGATCAATGGCTTGCTTATCGAACAGCCCGACCGATTCCTCTCTGCTCTGGATTCTTGAAATAGGCAGAGTTGAGCCGTTCACAACCGTCAGATTGACCGGACGCGCCATATCGGAGCCCTTAAACATCTTGCCGGAAGGCAAACCCTGTTCGTCTTTGAAAGATACCCATCTGTCTTCCGTGTAGAAATTCTGAACGTGACTGATAAACATACGCCCGCGCTCCCGCAAAAGATGTGAGTAATTCCTGATCTTGCCGCGCATCATCGTGGCTGCACGCTCCAGAAGGGCCGCAATCGCTTTGTATGCAATAACATTTGACTGTGTTTGCGCCTGATCAAGATCGAAGGTGCCGGCAATAAGTAAAATCAACTCTTTGAAAAGCTGAATTGACTTCTCGATATCCACGCTCGGAGGTGGGTTCTCTAAATACTTGATTCCGGCCGCAACCATGGCATTGCTTGGCCTGATGATTGCCGGGTATGATGTGAATTCTGAGTTTTCCACGCCACTATCGAGGGGATTGATCAATTTCTTTCGGGCGCTTTTGTCTTTTTCGAGCGTTAATTGAGATAAGGATTTGTTCAATTCCTGGTTAAGCTGGTCAATCTGCTCAATATCGGAAATTCCCCACGCATTACTTGTGTCGGTGACAGAGTTTGCCGCGCCGTAAGGGAAACGATCAAATAAATAGGTCTGCCGGGCCTGTTCTTCGGGTAATGTTGGACTGATATTCGGATTGTCTTTGTCTTCCAGGACGACTTCACCGCCACTGCACACCAGCAGATAACGAATTCCACCCGTGTATTTCGTTTCGTCGTCGCGCACCCACATTTCACAGACGACTGTTTCCTCGTTGTCAATGTCGGTAATGTCCTGCGACGCCCGGAAGTAATTTGTGACCTGTTTAATAACGCTCTGGACAACGAGAAGAAGGTTGTTGGCTTTTGGGCTGTTTGATCCGCCCGCGATTTCCCGGCGCTCGTCGCCCATTTCCTTGATGATGTCCGTGTCTGATTTGATCTTGTCTGCGAATTGAGGATATTTCTTTTTGAGGTTGCGGCAACTATCCACCCAAAACTCTAAAACGGCCTCGCGTCCCTGCAATTCATCCAGGTCCGTGAGTTTTACGGGATACCAACCAAAAAACATCGGATCAACAATCCGCGTTTCGGCTTCTCCCAGGCCTCCGGCTTTCTTTTCATTGAAGACAACCTTTTCAATAGCGATTGCGTACATTTCGCCGTTAATGACGGACTTTTCAAACTTTGCCTGCTGCTCTGTGTCCTGCCACCAATCATCAGCAATGCGTTGTAGATCCATGGCCATGTTTTTAGCTTGCCCTTCATCATCCATGGCGAACCTGCTGGAAACATCAAACGCCGGGTTGTTGTCGGTGAGTGTGTTTGTGGATCTCTGAATATGCGTGTAGATCAGGTTTGCCGAAATCAAGGGCACCTGGGCGCTTGTTTTCTGCTTCCAGTGCCGATTTCTCCGAAGTTTGTAATTCCGATTGTAGGTATCGGGCAGGCCTAACGATATCTTGTCGGAAATTACGGCGCCTAAAACTTGATATACACGCTTGCCGACGTTCTTATCGCCCTTCGGCGGTATGAGTGCGGTATCTAATTTATCTGGCATTGTTCGGTACCTCCGCATTAATTATTCTATGCTTTGTTCGCATGTGGTTTTTGTAGGCTGATTTTGATTTGCAGGGCTGACCACAGAGATTACATTTATACGTTGCTGTTTCTTCTTCCGCTTTGATGGGCTGATCATCGGTCTGTTGCCCCTGTTGAATCTCGGTTTTGCCATCTGCTTCTTTCCTTTCGGTGAAATTTTCCTCGTCTGTAATTACCAACGTGTCGCCTTCCATGTGTGCCTGTGTTCCCCGTGGAACAACGCCCAATTCATTTACGGTTACGGGCAACCCCCGCGCCCTTCTGCCGGCTTCTTCGTCTGACATCATGGGCACGGGCAGAATATTGTCGCCGCGGTCCAGAATAAATGATCTCTCGTTGTTCGGGATTGCGGGCGTGAAGTATGGTTTCCCCTCCACCGGGATGTTCAGCATGCCCTCGTCGGTGAGTAGCTGAGCGGGCAGGATCATGGGCCTGTGTCCGCCATAGGGGCAGCGCATAAACTCGAATTCAGCGCCGGGATAGAACGGATCAGGGATGCCGTGCGGTTCGTCCGGGGAATGAAACATTGAACCGGTTATCGGAAGTTTAATATCTTCGACGTTGAACAGGGCAACGACTTCATTGCATAATTGGCAAATAAGTTTATTCATGGCCTGCCTCCACGGTCTGAACTACTTTGGGGCGTTCTTCCTGATCTAACCGCATTTCGTCCCACGGATCGCGCTCATGAAGTTCATTTTCTTTTTTTGAAAACAGTTTCGGCTTTGTTGTCTCTATATGAGCCTTATCGATCTTTTTCCCAATGTTATAACCAGAATAGAAAGCCGCGGCGATTACTGCCATGGTGATCACCATAAAGATTAACGTGCTAACGTCCATCGATATCACTGTATGTCCTCCCGTCGTAATGTTCTTGGTTTGCTTGATGTTCCCAGAATATTTCTTCTTCCCGCTGGTTTCTGATTGCGGCTTCCTCGTAGGTGTCGTGAACCGTGCGCTCGATGCTCTGGATGTGCGCGTTGGCCTGGTTCATTATGCCGGGCGGTTCTTTCGTTGCGATTGGGCGGGCCATGCAGATTAACGCTGCCTCGTCGTAAACGTGGTCCTCGCAACTTGTATCGACGTCTTCAATATCGATTTCATCAGTCGTTATGTAAGGAATAGTGCGGATGAATTGGCTGCAATTCTCGTAAACCACCATCATCGGTAATTCTCCCGTAGGAATTCCATTATCGTCGCTGGGCACCTGTAACCGTTCCCTGAATTGGCGAAGTTTTAAATGCCTGCTCGGATCTCCGGGCGACATATAAATTCCGTATTTATTAAACTCTTCTGACGTGCTGGGACCCTGACCTCCGCCTTTATAATCCGGTTTCTTGTTGAAGCAATCCGGGTTTGATAGGCGGATTATCGGTCTGCCCCATATTCCCATCTTTTTTTCACGCGCCACGATGCCCTCAGCGATCTTTGAATCCGAAAGCCTTATGCCCGTATCAGGCATTTTCCCATCCCAGCCGTACCACTCAGCAAAGCGATAAACGCGACCTTCTCCATCCACCCACCACCAGCCCCAGGAGAACGGAGCCCCAAAACCCCAATCGAACGTGCTGTAAAGATGTGCCCACTTTGGAATCGGAATAGGTTTGATAACGTGATACTTCCGTACAAAGTCGAAAGCCTGCCCGATAAACACATCCCAATTACCATCGAGCCATGCAGCTCGGAGCGCAGGATCTTTGATGGATTGCAATCTGCGTACATAAAGCGGATCGTTCAGGGCCAGGGCGGGATTGTCTTCGAGTGATGATTCTATGAATATCGATGATTCGCCGGTTTCCTGGTCATACATGACAGTTCCCGGTAAAGCAGGGTCAATGAAAGTTGATTTGATTGTGGCCGCACCAGCGCCGCCGGGGTTTCCGGTTAAAAACATGCGGCAAGGAATCCCGAAGGCAGACCGCAAAGAGCCCTTCAGCTTATCCATTGCTTTCGCAATAAATGGAAGGTTTGGGGCTTCGTCTATTGATATTTCGGTGTATTGGTGTCCTTGATAGTCTTCCAAAAACTCAGGCCGCGGGATTGCAACGAGCTTAAATTGCCCACCATCTTTAAACCTAACGGTATTTGCCTGATTATCCCCCCCGATCCTCTCCGCAGGCAATCCATCGGCAATGAGCTTATCAACCCGGAGACGCAATTCTCCAAGGTCTTTATATTTTTTCCGGATGACAAGGCCATTCCAATTACGCCCGTGCTTTTCAACCCCACGGATCTGGCGGCCCAGAAGACAATCAGATTTCCCTCCGCCGCGTTTTCCTCCATAAAACACAACATCAACGGGGCATGTTGCCGCTGCTGTTTGTGGTCCTGGCTGCGGAGTCCATACGGCGCTACCCATCGTTGGCCCCCTCTTTTTCTTTCCTTGTTTTAGCCGCCGCTTCCTTGGTTTGTGATTCCCACTCTGCTATCGTCTTCGGTTCAGGAGGGAAATCAGTAATGCACTTGTGGGTGACTTCATGTTTCTGCGGATCGTCGGCGCCGGGCTTCACTCTGTCCAGTATTGCTTTGAGGGAACTAACTTTATCGTGAAGTTCAAATTCAAGAGTGCTTTCTAGGATAACATCTTCGGATGGTTTATCTTTTGAGCCCTGCGTGGATTTAATAATACGCCGTTCTTTAATTCTTTTAATAATTCGGCTTTTACCTGAAGACAGTGTGTCAAGAGGAAGAACGGTTACGGCCCCAACGCTATCAACTGTTACGAAATCCTTCATATCGGCAAAGCCAATCAGGGCAAGCTCTTTAATAACTTCATCCTGATTAATCATGGTTCTTTCGGCAATTAATCGCTTCCCTTCGTTAATTGCTGCGATAACTTTCGGGTTTTTAAGCAAAACGCATACTTGCTGCGCTGCGGAGCGCGGAGAATACCCGGCGCGGACTGCCGCCTTTTGTTTATTTAAATCAATGAGATATTCTTGAACAAAACGAGCGGCTTTATCTGTGATTTGAGATAAGAGAAATTCATAAGTGTGCTTCTGGTCAGAGCCTTCAGGGGCGGGTTTATCCGGCTTTTCTGGCTGCGGCTCAGGAGTGGCAACAGGTTTCTTACTTTTTTTTACAGCTTTTTTCGTCTTTACGGGCTTTTTCGTCTTTACCATGCAAAAACACCCCTGTTAAAATGGCCTGTGTGACACGTTCTCTGTTTGGCGCTTACAATCTATCATGGGTTTTTTGCGGGAAGTTCTGAAACGTTCCGAAAACTACTTAACTACGATCTAGATCATGCTTAACACCGACGATAAACAACTTGACGAGGTTTTTATTTATTCAACCATTCCTGAATTTTCGTTTCCGTGATCCAATATTCACGCCCTACGAGTTTTGCGGGTAACGGATCATCTTCTCGTGTAACGAGTCCGCGGATAAAATCTTTGCTTTTTCGCAGTCGTTTGGATATCTCTGCCAGGCCTTGATATTCGATTTTGATTTCAACCTTGTTTTCAGCTTCCGCCATTTTCGTACCTCGTTATTTTATCGTATGCGCTTTGTATGTTCTGCTCTGTCGGTTCCTTCCTGTAAAGATCGGTAAATAATCGCGCATTCTCTGGCAGGGAAAAATAAGACACGAAACCATTGCGCGTTTCCCTATTGAAATCTATTGCGGCTCTTTTTGTCCGTGGCTTATAATTTCCTACCCGTTTTTGGCCCATTTATTCCGTCTCCGCTAATTAGATAACAAGGCCAGAGGTTGCTTGAATATACACGGCGGCAATCTCTTTAGTTTTTACCTCGGAATAATATACCGGCTCGTCGGTTATAATTATTTCGCTGGGCTGGCCGTATAATTCCCCTAATTGCAGGCGCCCATCACCGTTGGGGAATAAGATTCTCGGCTCTTTTATACTGGTCAATATTTCTTTATTGACACCGAACTCACCAACTTGGAACACTGCTTTCCCGATGATTACCTGACCATTTTTTAGTGCCACTAATTTAATTTCGTCCATTCATTTTCTCCTTTTGTTTAATGGTTTACGTCGTCCAAAACATTTCTGCTGCGCCCTTCAAGCTTTCTTATTCTTTGTGTAACTAGGATCAGTGTTGGCTATTCTTGCGATTTCTCTGCCGGACGCGCTTGGGTGTTGGTTGTGTAGGTTGATAATTTGCCGCTGTTTTGATGTTGGTTTAGTGATTTGTATTTTCTTGACGGTTTCAGCGGCCATTGGTTATCCTGTGTTTACGGGGTTGTTGGTCTCCACAATCCGTTCATCATGGTTACTTTATACCCGCTTTTGCGTTCTAAGTCAAG